CTAAAACCATTTAAAAAAGGCGAGGATGAAAGACGCTGGATGGAGGGCAGACCTAAGAAGTTCACCACCTTGATGAAGGAGGAAGGCTACAAGCTTTCAGAGGTGAACGACAGCATTCAGGCAATCATGGCAATGGATGAGCAAGAGATTAAAAAGGTTCTGAAGAACGAAGATGCAACCATGTTAGAAAAGACAGTTGCAAAGGCTATCATTAAGAGCTATGAGAAAGGCTCACTCTATTCAATGGATACTTTATTGAGTCGAGTATATGGTAAGCCAAAGGAAACAGTAGACGCAACCGTGGAGGCTAAGGTTGTGAATGTCACTTTAAATTTAGACTAAACACAAAAGGTAAATAATATGGATGAAATCACTTTTTTAGGAAACGCCTGGTCAGATGACTACGGCTTAAACATCACGGTAAACGTGGACAAATTCAAACAAGCACTCGCAGACGGAAAGCTTGAAATCAACAAGTACGGAGATGTCAGAATCAGAGTGCAGAAACTCAAGACTCAGAACGACAGGTCAAAGGCAACCCACTATGTGGCAGTGCCAAGACCACCGAAGGAGAAAGACGATCTACCATTTTGAGAATCTTACTACTACTTGACGGCATGAATGGGGTGAGCTTTCACAGGCTATACACCCCATATGTCAAAATTCAAATAGATTACGGCATCACAGTTGATGTGTCTGTTGATCAAAACGAGTGGGCTGATTTGCCCTTTGAGAAATACGATTGCGTGGTATTCAACCGATGGCTTGGAAGATTGCAGTATAACATTCTTCCGATACTTGCCAAAAAGAAAATCCCTTTCATTGTTGACATTGATGACTATTGGGTAATTCCTAAACACAACCCAGCTTATAAGTTTTACCGGGCTTATATCAAGAATGGAATAAAGGACAGCCTACATTATGCAGACGCTGTGATGGTTACCACTCCGCAACTTGAGGAGAAGGTGAAGGAGTTCAATACAAACGTCACAATCATACCCAATGCTTTAGACTACAATCAAAGCCAATGGAAAGCAGAAACAGAGCATCCTTTCACTATCGGTTGGGTTGGAGGGTTATCCCACACTGAAGATTTAAAGTTGCTTACAAACAAAATAAAGCCTATCTGCGAAGAATACGGAGCGAGGTTCTTGATGTGTGGATTTCATGAGAATGTTCCTGATTGGGCAATCATGGAAAAAGCAATCACAGGAGAGCCAAGACATAAACGCCCTGAGTGGTTTCAGACAAGGGTAGGAACAAAGGCCAATGAGTTCGGCAAGTATTACTCCGAGATTGACATCTGCATTGCTCCACTACTTCCGACTAAGTTCAACCGGTACAAATCAGAACTAAAGATTTTGGAAGCGGCAGCGTACAAGTTACCCATCTTTGTTAGTGCAGTTGAGCCATACACAAACCACCGTGATAATTTAGGCTGTTTCTTTGTTGAGAATAACGATTGGTCAGAGATTGGAAAGCTAATCAAGTCAGACAAAGTGAAAGAGGTGGGTGAGATAAACTATCACTATTGCCAAGAACACCACAACATTGACACTATCAACAAAAAGCGTGTAGACCTACTCAGGCAAGTATGCAAATAAACTACTCAAGACCAAAGCTGACGAGCTACCAAAAAGCCATCTTGGATTCAGAGGCACGTTACACGATAACGGCAGCATCGACTAAGACAGGCAAAACAGCAAGTCATATTATTTGGTTATTTGAGCAGAGTTTAAATCTAAAAGAGAATCAATCGGTGTGGTGGGTTGCTCCTGTGTACCAACAAGCGGAGATAGCATTCAGGCGTATGAAGGCACAGGTGACAGAGAAAAACTTCTTTGTATCCAATGAAAGCAAGTTAACACTAATCACACCAGTAGGCTCAAGGATAGAGTTTAAATCAGCAGAGAAGCCTGATAACCTTTATGGTGATGATGTGTACTCAGCAGTCTTTGATGAGGCATCAAGAGCAAGAGAGGACAGTTGGTTTGCTCTACGTTCAACCCTAACGGCAACACAAGGGAAATGTAAACTGATAGGAAACGTCAAGGGCAAAAAGAACTGGTTCTACAAATTAGGAGAGAGGGCAAAGTCAGGTGATCCGAATATGGAGTATTTCAAAATCACGGCTTACGATGCAGCAGATGAAGGCATCATTGAACGTGAGGAGATAGAACAAGCCAAACGTGATTTACCTGAGTATGTGTTTAGGGAGTTATACTTGGCTGAACCTGCTGATGATAATAGCAACCCATTTGGGCATCAGAACATTGACGCTTGTATCCAACAGAGTAGCGGAACACCCACAGCATACGGAATTGACCTTGCCAAATACACTGACTGGACTGTTATCATAGGACTAAACGAAAAAGGAGAGGTCGTTCACTTTGATAGATTTCAAGCAGATTGGAGTCAGACACTTCAGAAGATAACGGCAACCATAGGGAATACACCTGCTTTTGTGGATAGCACAGGAGTCGGTGATCCTATCGTGGAGCAACTACAAAGGCAACACCCAAGAATCAAAGGCTTTAAATTCACAAGCCAATCTAAGCAGCAACTGATAGAGGGGTTAGTCGTGGCAGTACAAGGTCAGCAAGTTAGATTCCCTGAGGGTGTGATTGCCGATGAAATGCGTAACTTTGAATTTGAATACACAAGAACAGGCGTGAGATACACAGCACCACAAGGTCTACATGATGACTGCGTGATGAGTCTTGCTCTTGCCAATGACTGCAAACAACACAACAAACCAGGACTTTTTTATTATGCTTAAATGGAAAGATATTACAATCGGAATGCTCCAAGAGATTGGGGAGCTTCCTGATGACCTTAACCCGATTGAGAAAACAGCTCACACGGTTGCAATAATTAAAGGGCTGTCGTATGAGGAAGTTGAGAAGTGGACATTGAATGACTTGCGGAAAATTGACTTGTCGTTTTTAGAACAAGAACCAAAGCACCGACTCAAATGGACATTCAAACACAAAGGCAGAAGATTTAAGCTCGTCAAGAATGCCAAAGCGATGGAGGCACATCACTTCATTGAATTACAAGAGTTAGGTGATAGCGACAAGATAGAGGCATTGCACAAGATCATTGCTTGTTTAAGTTACAGAGTTAATATTTTTGGGCGAAAGATAGAGGATGACTATCAGTGGAAGGTGGACAATTTTAAGGATCTACCAGCACCACAATTTTACAAATACTCGCTTTTTTTTTCGGCTCTCTATCCGAAATTATTAAAAACTACCCTAACCTATTTGAAGGGGGAGGTGAAGAAAGCAAAGGAGATGTTTTCGGATGGCTCGGACTCGTTGACAGATTAGCAGGAGGCAGACGGCAAGAGTGGGATGCTATCTTAGAGATGCCACTCACTGAGTTCTTGAATACCCTTGCATTTCACACCACAATCAGCAAACAGAGGCAGAAGCGATTAGAGAAAGCAGCAGCATCAGGTTTTGAGTCTTATGTCTGTGCTTGTTTAAACGAACTGCTCTAATTCAGCCACTTCGCTTGATTTCTTAATTATAAATAGATGGCACTATCAGCAAGTCACCAAGTCAGTGGAACACATCAACCAGCTTATAATGATAATCTGTGGGTTGTTCAAGAAACTTCCACCGGTATAACAGGCAATTTCAATTTTAAGTTTATCTGCGATGTCAAGAATACATCCGATGACCTACTCACAAGAATAAAAGTTCCTTTACACTTTGGCTCAAACAATAGAGGCGTGTTTAACATCGCTCGTGTTTTGGAGTCTTACGTCACTCACGATTGGGATTTTACAGATACAGCTTCTCAGTCTTGCACCAACTCTTTCTTTGATTACAAATTAGAGTTTGGTTACGAGTACAGCACGGGAGCAACGTCACCAATAGAGCAAACTACGGGCGTCACAACAGTAACGGGTAACACTGTTTGGAATGCTGCACTATCACCGAGAGAGTTCTTAAACTATGATGAGGGTGATTATCTAATGGAGGCAAGTAGCACAGCTACATTTTTAACCAATAACAATGCAAAAAAAATATACCGAGATCAAAAAGATTGGCTCTATGCTCTCCACGATGGTACTCTCGACCATCTACTTGTTACTTTTTCTGATAGTAGTACTAACACCATATCTGTGGCAGCCGACGATGTGGCTCGTGTCCCGATTGGTTCAAATATTTCGGGAGGCATACCGACGGGTGCGACGAGTTACACGATTCGCCCAGAGGATAGCTCGAATAATTTGGTCGGATCAGTTTATACGATAACCATAGATGAGCGTTGTTCAAAGTATGATGCAGTCGATGTGTTCTTTCTTAATAGATTGGGAGCAGTTGAGTCATTCAGATTCAACAAGGTAAGAAGGGATAATTTCAGCATTGACAGAAGGACATTCAAACAAAACCCATATTCTTTAGATGGGCAGGATTACGCCTATACAAACCAAGATTTCAACACTTCACAATATTACACAGAGAGCAATCAGAGGATAACGCTAAACAGCGACCTAATCACAGAGGCTGAATCTGTATGGTTGAGGGAATTGGTAATGAGTCCAAGAATTTGGTTATATGATGGCGAGTTGTATCCGATAAATATCACCGATGCAGAATACGAGCAGAGGTATCACATAAATGATAAAGCGTTTAATTTAAGCATTGAAGCAGAATTGAGTTTCCCAGATAAGGCTCAAAGATTATGATAGAAATTCTAATCAACGGAGAGAAGGTTGAGCTATCCCCTGACTTTGACATTGCCATCACTCGGTCTATTGCAGACATACGCAACCCAGAGCAGAGGAGTTCGGACTATTCTAAAACGGTAACCATACCAGCGACTAAAGTCAACAATCAACTACTTGGACATATTTTTGAGGTAGGAAATGAGATAACAGGAAGCGGACAGTTTACACCTGA